ATATTAAGAAGGGTACTTCTTTTCCCATAAAGAAAAAGAAACTATTTGACTCTGGTAAACTACCTTCGTCTATTGCGAATAGATTACCAAGACTAGGGCCGCTCGACCTTGCACAAGGTGAGTTTGACTTAAATGCAGTGTTCGGTGATGATATCACTTATACTTTGCTCCTAGATAAAGCATACCCAACTACATTGAATGCAATTGAGTTGAGTGATGACGGACAATTACTTGAAGTTACAGTGCAACTATCATACAAGAATTGGAAGTCTAGAAAAGGTGACAGCGTGGGCAACGACTTTGTTGAAGGTCTCGCTGGCGAATTAATTAGAAAATTTTTATAATATTTGGAGAATATAATGGCACTACCTAAACTAAACTCTACGCCCAAGTATGAGATGGTTATTCCTTCCCAACAAAAGAAGGTAAGATTCAGACCATATTTGGTAAAAGAAGAAAAGGTTCTTCTTATGGCGTTTGAGAGTCAAGACACGGTTCAAGCAATGAAAGCAATCATTGATACGATTCTAGTGTGTGTTGACGATAAACTTAAAAAAGAAGAACTAACTACGTTTGACGTAGAATATATGTTCACTAAACTTCGTAGTAAGTCTGTAGGTGAACGTAGTAATCTTAGTATTGAATGTTCTGAATGTAAGACACCTAATGAGGTTTCGGTCAACATTGATGATATTGAGATTAAGTTGGATAATCCTTCTGAAACACTTGAACTACAAGAAGACGTTCACGTTGAAATGGGATATCCTTCAGCAGAAGTTCTAATGAATATGAAGGAAGGTATTTCTTCAACTGAGCAACTGATTGAATTAATCATTTATAGTATTAAAAATATTATGACTGAAGAAGAACAAGTCAGTGCAAAAGATGTATCGGAAAAAGATTTACGTGACTTTGTTGACTCAATGACTGGTGACCAGTTTAAGAAAGTCAGCGAATTTGTTGCAACAATTCCAACACTAACAAAAGACGTTGAGTTTGATTGTAAGAAGTGTGGAACAAGTAACAAAAATACATTATCAGGGTTTACTGATTTTTTTTAGTAAACCTTTCCCATGATAGTTTGATTAATTATTATCAGACTAACTTTTCGTTAATGCAACATCATCATTATGGTCTAGACCAACTTGAGATGATGATTCCGTGGGAAAGGGAGGTATACGTTTCTCTTCTCACCGACTATATTAAAGAGGAAAATGAGAAGATAAAGCAACAACAAGGCAGATAGATGGACGAAAAAAATAAGAGTACTGGTTCTCAGCAATTTCACCCACAAAAGGGTGCAGGTAGAGATATGGAAACTCAAAAGAATCTTATTCGTAAAATTATCAATACTATGGAATCCAACCATAAGGATTCTACTGATTTTCATAAAGAAAAAGTTGATATCGCTGAACAAACTAATACTCTATTAAGTTCGTTAGTTGGTGCTGAACTCACTAAAGAAAAAGATAAGCAAAGTGAAAAGGGTGATAAGAAAGAAGAAGAAGTAGAACGTAAAGGTCTATTTAAGAAACTTGCAAATCTTCCTACCGCACTAAAAGATGGTGTTCAAAGAGTAAAAGACGCTCCTAGTAATCTTATGGGAACTCTTGGCAAGAAAGTCAAGGGATTCGGTGGTATGCTTGGCAAACTTGCTTCAGGTGCTGGCATTGGTATTCTTGCTATTGTTGCTACCGCAGGTCTTATGTCCTCTGGTCTTATTGATGGTGAAAAGGTTAAAAAGAATGTTTTAAGTCTACTCAGTATCGGTAATGAAATGGATGTGGCAAAACTTGCCACCTTAGTTGCATTCCCTACTGCAATGAAACAACTTGCAATGGGTCTTGTATTCTTCTCAGCTGGTGGTGGTATTGCTGGCATGACTCAAGGTTTATTAGATAAGTTTGAAGCAGGTGACTGGGCAAATACAACAAAGAAAAACGTTCTTACACTATTGTCTATCGGTGAATCATTAGATGCCAAAAAACTTATAACGCTCGGATTCTTTAAACCAGCTATGATGGCATTAGGTCTCGGACTAGCTGCCTTTGGTGCAGGTGAAGCAATCGCTGGCATTGGTCAAATGGTAGGGTTTGACGCAAATAAATTAAAAGACCAAGTTGGTATATTACTATCCATTGGTCAAGAAGTAGGTAGTATCGGTGAAGCAGCTTGGTTAATAGCATTCGCACCTGCTATGACCGCACTAGGTGTTGGTCTTGCTGCCTTTGGCATTGGTTCAGGTATAGCTGGTGTTGCTCAACTAACAAGTTTTGATGCACAAAAAGTAAAAGACCAAGTAACAACACTATTAAGTATTCCAGAAGGTATGGATTCAGGTCTTCTTGGTATGTTGGGTGAAACAGGTGCAGTCACTACAGCACTTCTTGGATTAGGTGTTGGTCTTGGTGTATTTGGTGCTGGGCAAGTAGTTAAAGCACTTGGTGACTTCTTCTCAAAAGAAGACTTTGCAGAAAATACCAAGAAACAAGTAGAGACACTTTTATCTATTGGTGGTGATTCAGATATAGTTACAAGGTCTGCAAATGTTAGTACTGCTTTAGGTAGTTTAAGTGCTGGTCTCATAAAATTTACTGGCGGTAATTTTATATCTTCTCTCGCAAACGCAGCTACTGGTATTCTAAACTTCCTTACAGGTGGTGAATCTCCTGTTGAACAAATGATGAAACTTGCCGATAGAGAAGAAGAAATCGGTAGAGTTGCAAGAAACGTTGATAAACTACAAGGTGCATTAGGTAAACTATCTAATCTTAAACTTAGTGGTGGTGATTTTGACATAGAAGGAATGTTACAAAGTTTTGGTCATATTCCTTCTCTACTAAAAGGTCTTGCACACGGTGGTAAAATTGAATTTGAGACATTCGGTAGAAACAAGAAGATTGATTTCCAAAAAGGTATTCTAGACCCATCATTACAAGTCCCACAAATTAATAAAGTAATGGGACAAGTTAATTCTGCGTTAGGTATCGGCCCTGCAAGAAATCCTGAGATTGTTTCACAATCAAATCAGAATGCAGGACTTAAAACAGACCAAATGATGGCAGGTGGTGATACTACTGGAGTAGTTACTGTTGCACCAACAACAAACAACAATGTCAATTCAGCAGTCTATGGTGACCCTTCACCTGCTTCGGACGACCTTGACTTAATTTACGTATAAAAAAAGGGAGACCTAAGTCTCCCCTTTCTTACTTTAGACTCCTTAGTCTTCAGCGGCTAGTTTCGCAAAATACGAAAGGGTATCATCCTCGTCAGTAGATGCAGTAACGTTTGGTTCAGGAGCAGACGCAATCACTTGCGGTTCTTGTTCCTTAGCAGCAACTACTTCTGCGGTCTGAGTCAAAGAATCATTCTTGACTGTAGACCCTGCACCAGTTGATTGACCTAAGACTACTTCTAGTCTTTGTTTCAATTCGTCATATGACTTATATGATGACGGTGCAGTAAACTCTGATACATCGTGCAACTGATTATAAGTTGCTTCGAGTTTAGTTTCGTCTGCTTCCAATAATGGTGAAGACGCTTTAAACTCTGACTTATCATAGTTTCTATACCCTGCAACATTCCTAATCTTTAATTGGAAATCTGCACCAGACCAGAAATCAAATGGATTGATTGGTTCTTCGCCTGGAAATTCAGGTTGCATTTTATCCATAATCTTATCAAAGATTTTTTTACCGAAGTCATAAAGGAATACTTTACCTTCGTTTGCAGGATTGGATGGGTCGTTAACGACCATAATGTTTGCAACGTAGTGAAGTCTACGCTTCTGTTTACGTGCAGTTTCTTTGTCTTCCTCTATACCAGAGTTCCAAAGACGTGAATTGTATTCACTTACTGGGTCATTGTTACCTAGAGTAGTCAGAGACTTCTCAACATACCATTGACCAGTCGGCCCTTTGAAGAAGTGGTCGAAGTATCTTACCCAAGGTAATTCTTGACCTTCAGCGGCAGGGAGGAAACGAATAACTGCGTAACCATTACCAGACTCATCAACAGTCGGTTTCCAGAAACGAGTATCTTCGTATTTGTTTTGAGTTTGCTTACCACCAGACATTTCGGCAGCAGCACTTGCTAGTTTGGACACATCAGTCCGATTAGTTTTTAGATTTGCAAAAGACATATTATTTCTCCATATATTTGCGTATTAGTTGTATTATGCGTATTCATTGTATCATAATATAAAGTTAAAGTCAACTCTTTTATTTATCAATAGGAAGAGTTTCATTTTTGGCAAGAAAATTGAGATTCATTGCTTCCAACTCAATTTTCTCTTTGATAGATGTCGTGATATATTTCTTGACATCCTCAATCTCTAGATTGTTTTCCTCACAAAGGTAAACAACCGCATCCATATAAGACATGGATTTTGTTCGTACCGTATCTTCGGTCATACGTGTAAATTTCTTTTTGTTTATGAAGTTAGATTCATCTCCAGACGAATCAACCCCACCCATAATCATATCAACCTTCGCCATCTTCAATTACCTCTTCAGTCATAACTGGTTTAACAGTATCTATACGGTTGATATCTTTTTTAAATTGGTTTGCATACTCTGGGTCTCTCTTGAACTCTTCTTCAAGTTCTTTAGTCCAGACTTGCATTATATCAGGATACCAGACATTATGAGAACGTTTGGGAGTACCGTCCGAATGATATGCCATAGTGACACACACTCTTTGGATACGTCCCTCACGATTCTCACCATAACGAAAATCGAACCATACACCGTGTTGCAAATATCTTTTCATATTTGAGATGTAGGTACTCAAGTCTTGGTATTCAGACCTTTCCTTAGAAACCTTTGAAGTCCTGTAAGACCTCATTGCTTTCAGTTGGTCTTGATTGGATTTAATCCATTCTTTGACTTTCTTCCAATGTAAGAAATGGTCTTCAGGTAGTTCTCTCAAATCCTTATGGACTGACTTACTACCGTCCGCACCTCTAGCTGCACGTGCTTTAGCAAGACGTTCAATCGCTGCCTTCTTCTGTTCTTCAGACATAGGTTTGCGTTTGCGTTTGACGGTTTTACGTTTGTAACCGACTTCCTCTAGGGCACGTTTCTTATTCGCTTCCCTAGTTCGTTTTGCTTTTTCTTGTGGAGTTAGTTTCTTAGGCATAGAATCTATTATACACTATGTGGCAGAAAATGTCAAGAGTGAGTCAACACGGAAAGAACGCCAATCATTCAAATCTAAGTCAAATACACGAACCGCAACTTGATTCTTTTCTAAGTTTGCGTTTGCGTCTGTCTTAGGCATTTTATCCGCAGGTATCATATCAGATACCAAGGTTGCTTTCATATTACGAACTTCACCGTCTTTTACTTTGGTAAAAGATAAGTTCACGACACTTTCTCTTAAAGTGTTAACTATTTCATCATAAGTCATTTCATTCTCCATTATGCGACTCCTTCTTGAAACCAAGTTGGAGTAGTAGTCTTCCAAGTTGCGAATCCTACTTTCTCTTTGATGTAGTAGAAACGATATGCTTCTACAGGGTCTTCACGTTTGCAATACTCAGGCATTGCTTGTGCGAATCTTGTTAGTCCTACCTTTGGAATATTTATAGGACTGGTTGATAGTATACCAGACATTTTAGTATCTGTCAAGTGATATTTACCATATCTTTTCGTATACTCTTTACAACACTCTCTAAAGTGTGCATACAACCATTGATAATTTTCTTCTGACTCACGCACCCAAATGTTTGAAGGGTGATTTACGTGAGACGCTTTGTAGAGTTCGTTCTCTAGTGTAGGGTGTTTCCAACGTTTAATCTTACGACCATTCGCAGTCTTACCATAATATTCTTCACCGTCAAGAGTTCGATGTGCAGTTGACATAAGCTGACTATATTCAACAATCATTTTGACAATATGTTTATCGCACATATCCCTTGCCGCTTTAACAGGGTCTTTATCTAAATGAAATATATTCATAAGTACGATATCTCCGCAAGTAAGTTTTCAACTTCACCCATTGTAAGGTGTCCTATCACATCTTCAGTGATTGGTGTATCATAACAGAGTGAACCATCTTTGTCAAGTACTGCAAGTTCATACTTACCATTTTTCCCACCATACGAGAAGTCGTGTTTGACTACCGAGGCACCATAACCATTATCAAATGTGTAGAGTAGTTGATATCCGTTGAGGTCAGACATTTCTACCTTCTCAACCAAACAACCACCCTTGATTTCTTTATACTCTTTGATACTCATAAATTAATTCCTCACCTTTAAGTTCTTTACCAAAATATACGGTTAAACCGTCACTACAATTTCTTTTAACCAATCCACTATTGTATTCAACATCCACTACAGATTTGCCGTCTTCGGTATCTTGTGGTCTAGTATCATACCACATACTATTTAAACTATGTGCGTGAATTGATTTAACTGCACTTGCCCACTTCTCTGCTTCTAAGAGAAGTCTTTGTCTCTCTACTTTACTTTTATATTGACCCATTAGATTGCCTCAATAATAGACACTATCATTAGTGTCACTAGTCCACCATATAAAAAGTATATAGCATTAAAGGTCTTTTGCATTGAATTATCAATTTTATCAAATGCGTCCATTACCTTTTCATAATTTTCATTTATTTTTGGATTTTCCATATTTCACCTTCCTATGTGTTTAACGTCATCTTTTGGAATGACTTGATATGCACCCTTGTTATACGCAGGTGCGACTGTAAACTTTTTAGACTCTTCACGTTTATATGATGTATCCTTTTGTGGAGTGTATTTCATATCACACACTGAGGGATACTTTTCACGGTGGTCTTTACTTGATTGACCTAGATTATAGTTTGTCAGAGGTTTAAACTCTGGAGGAGTTTGTTTGACTTTCTTCCACGCATTGGTCTTGCGTTTCTTTCCATTGTATGAATGTGTCATTGAACCATAGAATGATTGCATTGTTTCTCCTTCTATTTTTTTACTATATAACCACTATACACGAACAAACACTAAATGTCAAGTATTTTTTCTTATAAATAAACATACTAGGAGATTGATATGAGTGAAGAACTATTTGATTTTGGGTTTACGTTAGTAGATGAAAATGAACTGGAAGCGGTGCAACAAGCGACTGCAAAGGTTGAAACAGTATCCACTAATGTAGAAGAAACCCAACAAAAATTAGATAAATTATTCAATGCGATTCAACCGTTATTGAATAATCTAAAACAGAATCCTGAAAAGGAATACATCTTGTGGCCTAATCGTCTTGAAAAGATAGAACAATTTGAAGACCATATTCAAAAATTATACCAAGGTAGCTAATGTTACTATACAGAACACAACCTAAGAATTCTACTCAGAACAGTATTATACACGCTCTTACGAAAAAAGAGTTAATGTCTGACTTGGGGTTGATTTCTCGTTTTAAAAACAAGAAACTTGTACAAGCAGATTTAATTCCATTAGTAACAGACGCAAGTATTATTGACGGTCTCATAACTTGTGGTGGTTATAGTAATATTCTTGTTGTTACTTCTTTTGAAGATAAACACTACGATAGAATCAGAGATAGAAACTATAGACCAGTAAATAGTGCAGGTGACCATTTATTACCTATTGTTCATTCTAAGAACGAGTCCTTTGGTAATATGTATGTTACTATGCCTAGAAACGCAGATAACTATATGAAACCCATATATGATTCATACGGAATAAATCAGATACCTACTGATTCATATTTCCGTTTAGACGGTGAGTTTAAGATTAAAACAGACATAGAGTTTGATTGTGTTGTTCTATTAGGATGTGAATCTTATAAGAAAGGTAAGTTTAAAGTATCAGACATTAAAAAGAAATTTGCCAAGTATTGTATTCCAAACTTTGATTTGATAGACGTTCATCGTAATCTTGAAAGTGACCGAACAATTATAGGTAATGAACAAGATGTCAGTAATCATATAGAACGAATGATTCAATGTGTCAATACACCGACTAAGATTTATGACCAAAGAAGACGTGTCGCAAAACATATGGAAAATCATAGACATCAATTATATCATTTTCGTCTTGCATTAAATTTAGAAAAGTATCAAGAATACTATAAGGTTTATTAATGGAACATAGTACATTAAACAATGTAGTGATGGGTAAAGAACACGGAGAAGTTCGGTCTGTTCTTATTTCATATGAATCAGATATTAATTTAAAAGCAGCGATTCGTGAAACTATTAAAGGTTATACTAGTGACAGGTTAACCGATAAAATTCTTGGTGCAGAATATCATATTCCTATGGGTCTATTAGGAAATAATCTATTAGCACTAAAAGAATATCAGAATGTTTTATTCGTGCCTTCTTTTAAAAATAGTAAGTTTCCAAGTCTATTAGACGCAAACTATAAAGTTCAAATGTCTAATGCTAGTCAACATATGATACCAATTATCAATGCATATTATGAGACCACTCCAAACATTTATGTTGCATATCCAGTAGAACATACAAGTTTATATAACGATTTACATATTCAATTTGATTGTGGTATCGTTGAGTCTAATAAAATGTATTCAATGGGTGTAGAAGATTATACAGTTACAAACATACCAGAAGGTGTTGAGTTTGATTGTGTTTATCTTGCAGGTCACGATATTGATGAAGGAGTAACATTCTCTGCCGAAGATATTAAATCAGATTTTGCAAGTATATGTACTGAGGACTTTGATTTGATTGATGATTATCAAGACCACAATCTAAGATTAGAAGTGCATAGAGATAACGATATGCCAAGTGTACCTGATAGACTTACAGGAACACAAAAGAACATTGACGAAGAAATAAGTTATGCTTCAATTAACACTATTCGTTCAGATGCGTATAAAATGGAAAGCCCACAACGACTTATTTCTAAAATAGATGTTCTTTTAAAGAAAACAATTAAGGTTTACTAAAATGATTAAATTTAAAAAGTTTATGACTGAGGGTGTGGATGACCCTGCGATATTTAAAGCAGTTTTTCTGGCAGGCGGGCCAGGAAGCGGTAAGTCCTTCATTGTTGGAAAAACGGGCCTCCCTGCCCTCGGTCTGAAAGTTGTCAACTCTGACGATGCGTTTGAAGCTGCAATGAAGAAAGCAGGAATGTCAATGAAACCTGACGATATCTTCTCAGTTAAAGGTCAAGATATTCGTGGTCGTGCAAAAGCACTAACAGGTAAAAGACAAGCAATGTATATTACAGGTCGTTTAGGTTTGGTCATTGACGGAACTGGTAAAGACTTCCAAAAAGTTAAGAAACAAGTAAAGTCAATGAAAGATTTAGGTTACGATGTTGCAATGATATTTGTAAACACCGACCTTGATACTGCGATTGAACGTGATAAAACACGTGAACGTACTCTAGGTGAAGTAGAAGTAACTAAGTACTGGAAAGAAGTTCAAAGAAACATTGGTGCATTCCAAACTATGTTTGGTAAGAAAAATATGTTGATTGTTGATAACTCAAACGGCAAAGACTTTAAAGTAGAAACTCTACGTGCATATAGAGATGTCAAGAAATTTCTTGATAAAGAACCTGATAATGCAAAAGCAAAAGCGTGGATTGAACAAGAACGTGAAAAGAAAAAGAGGACTTAAAAAGCCCTCTCTCCTTTCTATGATGTATTAGTTATTTAAGTATTTATTCCAGACACTATTAACTGTCATTAGAATAAGAACTAAACCACCGAGTAGAACAATAACGCCCTCTCCTGAGAATAAGTAGATTGCTACTTGTAAAGTTCCAAGTGTTAATCCCAACTCTCCGTGGAATTCGTCCCAAGCATTTAGTACAGTAGATTTAACTACTCCCCAAATTTCCTTAATTGTATTCATAGATTTCTCCTCTGTTAATTTATTGTAACAGTAAGTTTATTTATATGTTTGGCGACCCTGAGAAGACTTGAACTCCTGACCTTTCCGTTCGTAGCGGAATGCTCTATCCAACTGAGCTACAGAGTCTCGCTATTTGACTCATATTATATCAAATCAATTTCTATTTGTCAAGCTTTTTTCTTTGCGTGAATTTTAACATTTTTAGTAATAGGAATCTTAATGTTGTTATGAGAATGATACAAGTGAAACTCTACATTAGGAAACTCTTTAAACATATTAGTCCAGATAGGTCTCCAGTTATTTGCAAGTCTTACCGTGTTTGGAGTAGAACGGTCACTCTCTAATAGTAAATCAGTAAAACTACCTAAATTCATATCAAAGATACTATCGAATCCATAGATGTGAACTTCTTCTGCTCTCATTTTATTACAAGCATAATGAACTGCCATATGACCACAATTAAAGTTGGTCGCTGCCATTCTCTTATCACCGTTGATGGCGGCATACTCAGGCACGTGAGGATAGAATCCTTTTATCAAGTGTGAGTATTTCATATAGAATGTTCCAGATTGTTCCATCCAGACCTTGGGTCTTGTTCCAAGAATCCAGTCATACATATCTAATTGTATACGACCTTCTTGAAGTGCCTTCATCATTTTGAAGTCAACCATACAGGTTGCATACACTTCATTCCTTGGTATTGCGAATGGTGGCATATTACATATCAATAATCTGCCAGGCGTACCACGTTCAAACATATAGGCGTGGTCACCATTACCTAGAACATTTACTCTCATAGTTGTACTAATTCTCTATTTGCAAGGTGTTGTTCTTTAATTGTTTCTTTTGATTGACCTTGATAATGAACTGCGTGATAATTATCAACCAATAGTTGATTGATATTAATTCTATTATCTTCTACCTCAACAATAAACTCTCCAAGGATACGACCAAACTTACCCTTACCGTCTTTTGTTGTTTTAAGAATAGGACTTGTTCCAAGTGCTTTCTTTAAAAATTCTTTTGCAGCTAATCCGTATTTCTTTTCTTCTTTGTCACGTGTTCGTGATTCTGGAGTATCAATACCCAATAAACGAACACGTTCTTTTCTTAACCAGACACCAAATCCTAAATCAATGTCAACGTCAACCGTGTCTCCGTCTACAACACGTGATACTTTAGTTCTATATTCATACATTATGATTTTCCAAAATGTTTTTTACAAACTTCTAGTCTGTCTTCTGCTTCAGCAATCTTAGCGACTTCTTTTTCAATAGTCTCTACTATATCAATATGTTCTCCGATACCTACCGAACTTCTAACATAAACTAAAACGTTTGCTTTGGCGACTTCTATTTCGCCCTCTAGTTTCTTAACTAATGCTTTAATTAAATAATTCATTTATCTGACTCCTTATTACGTCATTTCCCTTTTTACCAGTATGATGGATAATCTTAGGGTTCTTCACTTGTATATTATCTATGTAGTCTAATCTTAAAGTGTTATATGTATGAGGCATAGGTTTAATACAAGATAATTTCTTGAGTGCGTCACCTCCCATCATAAGATACAATACTTCTTGGTCTCCTTGTACTGGATTACGAATACATTCGTCTGCCCACGCACGAAGGATATTAGGTGTTCCTTCTACCGCAACTACACCAGAGTTATACCATTCTCCGAGTTCATCTCTACGAGTTGACCACGGTCTATCTTTGACCATACCAAGTTTACCTTTTTCGGTCATATCAAATATAGATTCTATATTATCGGTTACTTCACAATCAGTATCTAACCAACAAACCTTTTTAACACCGTCTAATTTGGTTGCGTCCAGAATCGCACGAGGTTTTTTGAACCACCCTTTTGCTTCACTCTTGACATCAATAACTAAATCAATACCTTCAATCTCACGCATTTCTTTAGATACACCAAAGTCTGCAAGTACTAAAGGAGTTGTATTATGTTTACGATAGTTGTGAACAAACCAAGGTAATTGCCATTCGGTGTTCTTATCACACCCTGTTAGAAATACTTCAAGCATTGATAATCTTATATCCTTCTTTATAATTGTGTTTTGCTTGACACCCTACTTCCGTTTGAATCGTAGTAAAACTGTCTCGTGCTTCAGCAACAAAAGGATAGTATTCTTGTAGATACGGAAAAGTATCTAAATTTAAATATATGTCGGTAGGTCTTGCGTGAGTTGAGGCAGCACCGACCAAACGTTTTCCACCAGAAGGTGTAATCATATAAGCGTGAGCGCCAGGAAAGTATCTTTTAGTTGTAAGTTGATTGATTCCTATAGTCGGTGGTGTATTCCATTGACCATAGGACGGAGCACCAATATTCATTGCATATAAAAATGGCACGTTTGGAACAGGTGATACTAATAC